CAGACTACGCGATGAATTCAAGACTGGCGGTATCAACACTGATGTTTACCAATTTCAATTCTGGAACACCACCACTGGCACATACAATCCCGAAATTCTGAACTACGACCAAATGATTCGAACCCTGACCTGCCGAATGGACAAGAAAGCCTTCAAATTCACTGAGAACAAGCACAGCGTTGTCAAATACGCACGCTCACTCATGAGAACCCAAGGCCTCTTCGACTTTTTGTACACCACCGAATCCAAAGCCCAAGCGAAAGCTCGCCAACTAGAACTTCATGTTCAAGCTGGCAGCGACTCCAAACTTGCAAAAGAATGGGCCGAAGTTCGAAGCCACATGGATCTTGAACAAGCAACCCGATGGCTAGAAGAATTTAGAATGACTGAACCAGTGAGAGAAGAAGATTTTCTCTCTGACATCATCCTGACTCTTGAAGCTGAAGAAAGCTACAAATCGAAAATGTGGCGATATTTGCAATATGCTCTAGCCGCACTATCAATTGCGTTTGCTGGACACAGCATCTGGACCTACATGAAAGGCACCAATACCGTCACGGCTGAAATCGAGTCAGGAAAGGATCGTCACACAATCCTCAAGAAAGCTGCTATTGAAAGCGGCAAGGACAGACAACCAGTGTTGCGCAAATCCAAAGTCGAAAGCGGCAAGGACAAAGCACAACTGGTACGCAAACCAACGATTGAAGGCTGGATTAGCAATAATTCATTCGATACAGCCCAACTCATCAAGCGAAACACAAAATGGTTTTACTTTGGTGGTCTTGGCGTTCCCGTTCCCATCATCTTCCTCGCAGATTATACATTTGCATTGAACAAACATTATGCAAACATTCTCAACAATTTTGCTAAGAAAGAAGAAGATATGGAAGTGGTCATTACCAGCGTTGGACAATCAGAAGGCACCAAAGCCCACTGGTCAGAATTCCAGCAAAACGAATATTTCCGAGGCGAAGTTGAAACAGATCTTATTCTCGTAACAGCTCCATTCCGGAAATTCTCCCGTATGCCAAACATTTCTGCCCACATCGCTCACCGCCGAGACCTTCACCAACTTCCTGGCAAGAACGCCATTCTTGTCGTACCAAACGGCATTGCCTCCAACTGGTCATGGCATGAGAAATTTGGAAACATCCAAGAGATTGAAACCAAAGAATATTACGACTTTGGAAACGTACTCCTCAAGGGTGAATCCATTGTTCTAACAATGAACTCAGCACCAGGCGATTGCGGTGGAGCCCACATTCTTGACTCTACCTCACAAAACCATCGCTTCATTGGCATTCACTTTGCTGGTGATGGTGGCATTGCATACAGTGTACCACTCACCATCGAAGATATCAATGAGACCCTTGGACGCGACATCCGCAATAGCAATTACAAAGAAAGTGTTCACGCTCTCGTTGATCCCCAGGCTATTCCCAGTGTTGCCGGCAATGTCACTCTGCTAGGCAAACTGAACGACGCACCCCAGTGCCCAACGAAAACCAAGATTGAAGCCTCCAAAATCTTTAACAAGATTACAGAGACCAAAGTCGCACCTGCAAAGATGAGTCGATC